TCTTTGAACTCCCATACCAACCCCAAACTCAGAAAATCTCTGTATAACCAGCATGTTTGACCAGAAAATCCCGAACTGGCACCATCGCATTGTGTATGGCGACGACGACCTTGATTCTGTGCTTCTCGGCGGGGACGATTCTATTGGTGACGGGGATTTTGACCCGTTCGACACGGGCAGCGGAGAAAACGATGGGTCAGATGACTCAAGTACTTACGGATACGGCCCGGATAGCGAGTCAAACGATACAAATGCTTTCGACGGATTACTCGGAACTGGTCGGGAAATCAGAGCAGCGGAGCCTAGAGACGATGACCAACCTCTTCCTTGGGCGAGAGGAAATCAGCCAGTTAGCGGAGAGGGTAGCGCAAGAGAGCGAGCCGCAGCGGATACCGGGGATCGAAACGTTAGAAGGGTTGCCGACGAGCGTACAGGAGACGCTGGAACGGGAGTGGCTCGAAAGCAACGTTCCTCGGGTGTGGCAGACAGTATCGAGTCAGCCCAATCCGCCATCAGAAAACGGGTCCGAGACAGTCAGCCCCTTGACGACGGAGAACGAGAGTCAGTAAAGCTGGTTATTAAGGAACAGAACCAGAGTCCGTATAGTAAAGTCAAGCGGCGGTATGAACGGCGGGAAATTAAGAATGTACCGATCTTTGGCGCCACTAACTTTGAAGCGACCATTACCGGCCTCAAGGCTAACACGGCTGGCAACTGGATAGTACAGTTCAACATACCGGCAGAGTTTCGGGACTCCGCTACCGTGCTCGGGGATGCTTACGGTTTAGCCCTCAAGGTAACAGTCGAGAGAAAACTCTATGACGGACACTAGCGTATGGGAACTCGACCCCGAACAACCCGATTGGCTAGACTCTATCATAGTATCACTTCTCGAAGTGGGAGTTCCGCCAACGGCAATCGGCAGAGCGTTTCAGATCGACCCGCACGTAATCAAGGAGCGTCAAGCCGATATATACGTACAGCGATACGGGACGGCGGAAATATCAGAGGCTATGAACTACTTGATGTGGCGCGCTTACCAAGACGCTCTATCCATATTGGAATCTGCCCCATCTGCGACGAGGACGAGGTTCATTACCACGTTGTTATCCCGCCAGAGTATTATTCTCGGCAAAGAGTCTCCGCAGTCACTTGAACGGATGCGCAATGAACTATCTAGTCTCATTGCCGATATCGGGGTAGAGGAACCCGTAACACCATCTATCTATGCCGACCCTCAATTTGCGCCCGTGGACAGAGAAGCTGACGATACAGAAGAAGGACTTGAAAGTTGAACGAATCGACCTCGATGAAGCATTCGCATGGGCGCAAGATGCTCTCCGTCAAGAAATCGAACGACAATACAATCTCGGTCTACCAGTTCGTATCATTGTGCTTAAAGGGCGACAATTGGGCGTTAGCACAATGTCCGAAGGAACTCTTTTCAATTGGACCTTCCTACACCCAGGTACTCGCTCTCTTGTCATCGCACACGAAACGAAAGCAGCACAACACTTATTCGACATGACCAAACTCATGTGGGAAGAATGGCCCTGGAACCCGCTGTATACCGAAAAGCACAATACGGTAAAATCTCTATCCTGGGTGGAAACACGCAGCAGTATGTCAGTTGCTACTGCGAGAAATGCGGGAAGCGGACGTTCATTTACGTACCACGCCGTACACTGTTCCGAATGCGCATTCTGGGAAGAGCCGGAACGTTTGATGGTTGGCTTGAATCAGTCCGTCCCATACAAGCATGGTACGATCATCATATTGGAGTCCACGGCAAATGGTGTGGGCAATTGGTTTCACGAAGAGTGGCAACGAGCGACCCACGGTGACTCGACCTATGTGCCCTTGTTCTTTCCCTGGTTCAAGCACGAGGAATACTCATTCCCTACCACAACCCTCCGAGAGAACGACCTGTTAAGGGATGAACGAGAACTCCGCTCTAAGTTCGGACTCACATTGGGTCAACTTGCGTGGCGGCGTCATACTATCATCAACGACTGTCTCGGGGACGAGGATCAGTTCAAGCAAGAGTATCCCTGCACACCTAACGAAGCCTTCCTATCCACTGGCCGTAACGTATTCCCCTTGGAGCGCCTTGACGAACACACCATGCCTGAGGAGGGTATCCGGGGTATGCTCGTCAATGACCGGGGCACGATTAGCTTTGTCCGTGACTCGTCCGGCCCTCTTACTGTCTTTCGTTCGCCAGGGCGTGACCCGGTACTCAGCAAGTACGTTGTTGCGGGTGACCCGACAAAGACAACTTACGGTGATGCAGCATGTATACAAGTCCTCAACCGTTTTACGTTTGAGCAGGTAGCTGTATGGCACATGAACCTAGACGCAGTGCCATTCGCTCACGAGCTAATGAAGCTAGGCTTCTACTACAACCAAGCCCTACTCAATTGTGAAATCGAAGGACCCGGCTATGCCACCATTGGGGTTATCCTCGATAATGCTTACCCCGATGTATGGCAGCATAGATGGAGTGACAAGGCACCCGGTAAGCTATCGACAAGTTTTGGTTGGTCTACTAACTACCAGCGTAAGCATTGGGCAATCGAAAAGGTTAAGTTCCTACTCGCTCAGAAGGGTGGTCTCAAAATTCACGACCAACTGACCCATGACCAGATGGAGCACTACGTCTATCTGATGAACGGGGAAATGGGTCCAGCGTCGGACAAGCTGAACGACGATGCTGTTATGGCACTGGCGATAGCATGTGTCTCGACACTTACCGAAGGACAGCTACCGCACGAGGCACCGCCAGAAGCGACGGTACACGACCTGTTCGACACCCCACCTTGGGAGGCGGCCTAGCACCTGTAGCTCAGATGGGACAGAGCGCCGGTCTACGGAACCGGAAGTCGCAGGTTCGATTCCTGCCAGGTGCGCTTGACCCGAATACCATCGGTGTGATTTGATGGCAGGTGGTTCCGACACTTGTAAACAATGCCTGAGTACCAGTATCGGTGCAGGTCGTGTCGGCACTATTTCATTACCCTTTCCCGCACCGATATACCTCCATGTCCTGTTTGTGGGACACCTACGGCGCATCGTGCTTATGTATTCAGTGTTAAGAAGTCAATGCCTGAGCACTTCAACTATTCAGTCGGACAGTACGTCACGAACGACCATGCACTAAAGGAAGAGTTCAAGCGCCTGTCTGAAGAGCAGTCCGCTCGTGTCGGCATGGATCACGACTACGAATACGTCTCTCCTGCCGACATGGCAGATATGTCAGCCCACGGTGTAACCGAAGAAGGGCTAGACGATACAGCAAGAGCATGGCATGTGGAATCCTAAGCGACAGACGTACACTTATTCATTTTCACGGCCTGCACCTTGCTATGTGCATTGGTTCTTATTTCCTACAGGTCATCAAACACTGACGGTGCCTGAGCCGTGTCGCTGATTGACATACCGCAGCAAGCCGCTCCGCCACGACCCGAATCGTGGCATGACGATTTCATGCTCACCGAGAAGCTGATGCAACTCTACAACCTGGCCCGCCAGGAGAAGAAGAAGCACCAAGCTAATTGGCGACGTAACTATCTCCTCACAACCAACCGTCAATACTCTCTCGACACACAATCACCCTGGACTCCGAACGTCACCGACTCGGAAATCTGGCCCATCCTCTCTTCCCGTATCTCATGGATGACCGACCAGAAGATAACCCCCCTCGTCGCCCCCGCAGCCTTACCCGGTGACCCCTTTGCCCAACACCTGCGCACGCTGGCCGATCACATGGAGCAGATATTCGAGTCGGAGCAGAAGAACCAAGGGTGGGACCGTGAAGTCGTGCTCGCCCTTTGGGATGCAGCCCAATACGGTGCAGGCATATTCAAGTCGGTATGGGACCCTGGCCTCGAAGAAGGAATAGGGAACATAGCCCTGAAGCGAGTAGACGTATGGAACTTCTACCCAGATCCTAACGCTCGTGACCTAGAGACCTGTACCTATATGTTCGAAGTCGAGAAGATGACGTTCGAGCAAATACAGAGAAGGTTCCCCGATGCCGACCTCGAATCAGTGGAAGCCGCCTACCTATACGGTAATAGGGGCGACGATATTGTACGACCTTCACTATCCTCAAGCTCTCAATACCCACTCGCTTTTCCCGGCAACCTACCCGGTTCTAGCTCAACCACCTGGGGACTACCAGGCCAATCGTCACGTAGTACCGATCAAATCTTGGGTCAGGGTGTCAACGTCTATACGGCATGGCTCTTAGAGAATTGGGAAGAGACTCGTGAAACAACCGACCCAACCCACGGTGAAGTCGAGCGAGTCGTCTACGACCAGTGGCGATGTGTCGTCTACACAGGAAACGTTGTTCTGTTTGATGAACTTGCCACTGACCTATGGGAACATGCGCGTCATCCCTACACCCGGTATGTCGATGAAGAAATGGGTGAATTCTGGCCCACTCCCATCGTCAGTCACCTTGCTCCTTGTCAGGTCGCCATCAACCGGCTCTTGGCAAGTCTACAAGGCAATGTTGAACTGGTAGGTAACCCGATCTTTGTTGATGTAGCGGACTCTGGCCTATCTCGCACAGCCAACGTTAACCGTCCTGGGCAGAAGCTCACAATGAATGCCAAGACGGCTAACACGCAAGGCCAGAAACCACAATGGCTAGAGCCGCCCAAGATGCAGAACGATGTGCAGAACCTTGTTCAGTTCTGGATTAGCAGAATGGAGAACATCAGTGGTTTGTCCGGGGTACAGAAGGGCCAACAGCCGAAGGACCGTCAGGCTGCACAAACTATGCAAGCTACTCAAGAGGCTGGATTCGTTAGGATACGTGGAAGTGTACGTAACCTCGAACGAACACTTGGTGAGTCTTATAGACTCCTTGCTCACCTGATAGTCCAGAACTTTGACGTACCCCGAACCATGTCCATTGTCGGGCCGGATGGGCAAAGCTCTGCCATACAACTAGCCTCTAAGCACTTCTACTCCCCCTCGAAACTATCCCCAACCCTAGACCACAAAGCTGCTGCCGCACTATCCGAGATAGGGTTCCGCTCTGGCATTAACGTTCTCGCCAATGTCTTAGAGCCAGCAGACCCGATGAAGTTCTCGCTCCTCGTCATGGCAGGAGCGGACAACCCAACCTCTCGCCAAGCTCGCATAGCCGAAGCCGATGCCCTTGCCGCTATGGGCATGATCGACCGTCCGGCAGTGCTCGAACAACACGCCTTCCCGCACTGGCAGATGATCGACCAACGCATGCAGCAACGGGAAATGGCGGTCGCTCAGGCTCAAGCACAAGGTAGATCACAAGGCAAGCCACAGCCTCGTGGACCCGGAACGGGGCACCCGCATTGAGAGCGGGTAGTCGTCCACTCATCCGCCAGTGGCCTCAAGCTGAGTGGATGCGCTACGGCGCTTGTCGAGACACCGACACCAACATCTTCTTTCCCGACGACGGGCACCCGTCCCTGTCCGAACCGGCCAAGCAAATCTGCCACTCGTGCATTCACGAGACCGAGTGCCTTCTCTACGCCCTCGAAAATCACATTGTCGATGGCGTGTGGGGCGGCACGACGGGCCGAGAGCGCCGCCGAATCCTGAACGTTTGGATGCTGAGCGACGAGCGCCTTGCCGTCTGGCCCTGAGCGTTGGGAGCCTCTGTTCATGGCTGAATACACCGGACCTGCTACCGACAATGAAGCCGTGGTCATCAGCAATGACTGTGGCCGGATCGTCCCTGACATTTATGCCACAGGGGATTCATACGACCCTAAGCACGGGCAAAACCTGAAGTTCCAGACTTCTCATGCCAAGCACATTCACAACGATATCTACCAACGCTTCTGCGGAGATACTGACGAGCATGATAGTGGCCCTTATGGGGGGTTGCGTTATGAGGATGGTCGTACTTAATGGCAAAGAACAAGAGAACAGCCAAGAGGAAGATCGGTCGTAGTGGTGGTAACGGTGGCGGATACGTCTTTACGGCAGCGGGACCACAGCCTGCAAGGTCAGCCCAATTAGGTGCGTCGTCACGTTTGTCTGGTAGGGGTACTGACCGTTACCAGACTTATCGTAGCAGCAGTGGCCGATAATGCCATTCAGCAATCTCATCTTCAAGAAGCCTGGTAGGAGTGGTAACCGTCGCTCTGGCAAGCGTGGTGGGGTTCGTCGTTCACCAAGGAGGAAGTAGTGGCACAAGCACGCATGGGGCACCGAGGCACGACCAAACACAATCGGGTTGTGGCTGGTCGAGTCAAGGGCAACGGCATGGGGGGTAAAAAGCGGGGCGTTAACCGGAAGATGAAGCACCCGAAGAACAGGGCTGGGGGTAGGTAGTTGCCGTTCAAGTCCGAGAACCAGCGCCGGTATCTCTGGGCAAGGCACCCTGACATTGCAGAAGCGTGGGCGCATGGTCGTAGCTCGGTGACAGGAAAGAAAGAGTCACCGAGTGAACAAGGTAAGCGCAAGAAAGGGGGTGGGAGAATGGCTCGTCGCAGAGGCCGCCATGGCGGTCGCCACAAGCGGAAGTAATCCGCTAGGACTTCTCCCATCGGGTTAAGTCCAAAGCAGGTACTCCCCCCCTCGTTGCAACGGTCTCTTGGGAGTACCTGAATGGGAATTAACAGGAAAGGGAATCATGGCTAACAAGGTTCTTACATTTGTGGTGGACACAGCAGAAGGTGATCTAGGTCCGGTCATTGATTCTACTGTCAGCAATCTCCAGACAGCAGGACACACGGTCAGTGAAGTTCGAGTGATGGACGACACAGGAGAAACGAAGATGACTGTTCCTGAGCCAACTGAAGAGCCTACTGCCGAAGAAGCACCGGCAGAGGAAGAGGCAGAGACGCCTGCGGAAGAGGAAGCCGAACCAACAGAGGAAGAAGAGAATGCCTGACCAGAGAACAGCAAGCAACTACTCCGGCAAGTCCGGTAAGACGAACGTACAGATGCAGGGACAGACCGACTCGGGTGCCTACGGCTCTGACGACAAGATGACTCGTCGGGTGCAGTCACCACCTGAGGATGAGCGCCCGTAGATGCCTCCAAAGCAAGAGCAGGGACCGCCATCGTGGTCTGATGCGCTATCACAAGCCTCACAAGTGATAGCGGCTGGTCTTGCTGCGCCTGATGCCGATGTGAAGTTCGGACTCGCCATCATCGGCGCACTCTCGACCCACCAGAAGAAGGGTCAACCGCCCGGAGCCGGTGGGGCAGCCGGTCCCGGTGGGCCTGCCGGTGGGGGGGGTTCTGCTGGTTCACCCCCTGCCGGTGGGCCTTCACCCGGCGTAGCACCTGCGGCTGGTCCTCCGGGGGGTGGAGCGCCAAACTCGGCCATGCCGTCGAACGCAGCGCCAGGGGGACCAGTGCCGGGTGGCATGACACAAGGACTCAATCCAAACCCAGACGAGCTACGTCGGGTACTCGCTGACGTGGCAGGTAAGTAATGACTGACGTTTCTCCACAACCGAACGACCAGAGTGTCGATCCGCCTGTCTCTGCCGATGACATGGACCAGTTCATTAAGTCACTAGAGGCAGGCTATGGCGAGAACATCAGTCTTTCGACCCTTGCTCCACAGGGAACGACAACTGAGCCAGAACCCGAACCCGACAAGCCTTCTACCGATGACGAGCCGGAACCAGAGCCGGAACCAGAAGGTGATCCCAATGCGATTCTCATTAACGGCAACCGTATTCCTCGTGAAGATGTTGAGCGCCTTTACAACTTCGACCAGTATCTCCGGGCTAACCCTGACACCGCTGCCAGGGTGGCCGAAGCCGTCAACCCCAGACAACCCACTGTTCCCAAAGCCTCACAAGCCCCATCGGAATTCACTCCTCCCCCACCCCCTGACTTTCTCGACCTAGACGACCCACAGACCAAGTTCCTATGGGAACAGCATGTTGCGACTCGACAGGAAATGTTCAATCAATCCCAAGAGTTCAAGCGACGTGAGGCAGCTATTCAGCAGTACCAACAGCAGCAATCAGAGCGGCAAGCACGAGACGATATGGCAACCGCCCTCTCGCAATTCCGCTCTGCCTTCCCCGGACTCAATGAAGATGACATGACCTCTATCCGCAAGGATGCTGTCGCCATCGTACCGGGCATGATGGCACAACTACAACCCGTGCAAGCTCTCTATCGCTCAATGGAAGTGGCGGCATGGGCACGAGCGGACATGCGCCCCAAGCTCTCAAGCGAAACACAAGAACAAACCGAACAACAAAAATCAGCAACCCGTAAGCGTAAGGCTGGCGCTGTCGCCAGTTCTCCAACGTCTGCCCCAAAGGTTGAAGCACGACCATCGTACCGATCAGATCGGGACATGGTTAGTGAGTTCGCACAAGCCTTGTCCGAACAGGGACTAGGCCGATAAATAAGGAGCAGACATGGCGGTAACGCCTATCGGAACTAACACAGTCACCGCACTCAGCCGCCGGTTGATCCTTCCTCGGATCGTGGACAACGTTTACAACTCGAACGTTCTCTTCTACCGCTGGTATCACGCTAACAAGTTCGTGCAACAGGGTGGCACTCAGATTGAGCAACCACTCATGTATACGAGGATGGCGGCAGGTGGGTCGTACCAGGGGTACCAACTCCTCAACGTCACACCGTCCGACACCGTTCAGAATGCTGCGTTCCCTTGGGCACAGTACTACTCACCTGTCACCATCGACGGTCTGACTCTCTTGCGTGCGGACTCGCCCATTGCTATTGCCGACTTTGTTGCTACGCAATTCAAGCAAGCGGAAATGGACCTGTCTGACCTTCTCGGAGCGGGTCTTTGGTCAGACGGTGCGAACGCCAACGACATTATCGGCCTGCGGCTCGCAATCGACAACGGAACCATTGCATCGTCCTACGGTGCGATCAACCACTCGGGGAATACATGGTGGAACAGCCAGATAGACAGTACCACAACTACTTTGACCCTTGTAGCGTTGCAATCACTCTTTGGAAGTTGCACGCAGGGTGGCCGAGCACCGACGATTATTTTCTCTACACAAGCCAACTACAACCGCTACTGGAACCTGAATCTTACGCCGCAGCAATTTCCTGTGCAGCCTGGCGGCAAGGATATGCAACTTGCTCAGGCAGGGTTTGAGAACCTTCTCTTTAACGGTGTGCCGTGGCTGGTGGACTCTCACATTCCAACGTCGGGCACTGAGGGCAACATCTTCCTTCTGAACGAGGACTACTGCCAGGTCGTGACGGCGGCACGAGCGGACTTCCACCTGCAAGACTTTATGACTCCTGTGAATCAGGACGCCATGACGGCACTCCTGATTTGGGCTGGTCAGTTGGTCGTGTCCAACATTCAGCGGCAGGGCAAGTTCACGGCAATCGCAGCCTAGAAAGGAAATCAGATGCCGGTCGATCAACTAGTACAGTCAACTACACAGGAAGGTCTGACCTATATCGGCAGCGGTACGGTTGTCGAGCAGTATCAGTTTGACCCTGCTGGATCGGGCACGATTGCTAACGGTACTCTCGTGTCGCTGCAAAACCTGACCTCACCGTCTGTTGGTCCTGTTCTAATTCGGCAGTCAACAACGACGGCAGACTTCAAGATGCTTGGTGTCGCCATCAACCCGCCGACAGGTGGCTACCTTCCCGGTTCTATCGTGCAGGTTGTAGTCGAAGGCTATGCGCTCGCTCTCTTCGACGCACACAACACGACAGCCGGACACCTTGGCTTGCAGTCAGTCACGACAGCCGGATCACTCGTGGACAATGCTGCCGCCACTCTCGGACAGACCATGTGTGTCGTTTTAGAGTCAGTTACCATCGCCTCGGGTACTGCGTTGGTCCCGGTCTACGTCCACAAGATGTAGCCATGACGAGCATTCTGCCCCGTTCTTCGGAGACGGTTCTCGACACTGGACTTAACTATTACGTCCAGAACAACACCGATGGTCCGCTCACGTTGCCCGATGGTCGTACCCCGCTCCTGCGCTGGAATCGCATCGGCTACCAGTGCAATGCCCATGAGCGTGTCATCGTTCCCTGGCCAGTCATCGCCCTCTATTTTGGTGACCCACGTTCCAAACACGGTGAGGTAGTAGAAGCATCCGACTCTCAAGGGAAGCACTACGTACCTGCCCGTGGTGACGAACTCCTACGGCTCTCGGTTTTCTACGGGGTCTACGAGGATGGTGTCTCATCCCTCGCTCGTGTCGTTCCCGACGTGACGATCACGACCCTTGACGGCATTGAAATCATCCCGCCGTGCTTCGATCCCGAAGGCGACTACCAATACGGCTTCGAGCGCAACATGCAGAAGTCCGGTGACGTTGCTACGCTCATAGAACAAATGCAGTCACAGATAGACGAACTCAAGGCAGCACAGCGTATCCGTGAGCTACACGGAGACAACGACGGTCCCATCCCCGAAGATAGCCCTGAATTCCCCTGATGTGCGTCCTATCACGACCTATGCCAAACTCGACAGAGAAGAGTTGAGAGACGAACTCTGTTATATCGCTAACGCACTTGCCGCTGCCTACACCGACTACACGACTGTTCTCACTGAAGAGCGATCCGATTACCTAGACGCCTACGCTCGTTCTCCTGGTTCATCTGTAGCAGCCAAAGAGCGAGAGGCCGAGTACAACACATTTCATATCAGCCGTGAGGTTGCGGAAGCGAAGGCCAAGATAGAGAGCCTTACCGTTTGCCGTGACCTACTCGTAACCCTGCTGGCCCATGCCTAGTCAACCCGGACCGATCAACGGCAGGAACTATGCCCTGCAATGGGTCCGTATAAACGATTTCTCACCGGGTTGTTACGACGGCGGGCATATCTCCCTAGAACAGCCCTATCTCTCAGCCCCGCTCGGTGCGGCCTACCTACCACAGACCTACTGCTGTGCCGTCCAACCCGGCAATACCCTCGGACCACTCCCTGCCCTTGTCTCGACCCGTGCTGTCTCGACCATCGGCGGGTTACCGGGAACCTCTACCACTGCTCTCATCGCCGGGTTCATCATCACCCCCCAACTCAACGACGGCAGCTATGAGGTCATCACCATCCTAGAAGCCGACGACGGCACCAACCACTATTACTCGGCAACGTCATGGCTCGCTCTCGGCGCTGTGCTCAACACGATCAGCGGGCCTACGTTGACCTGTCCTACCCAAGCGGGCTTCTTCGGCGCTCCGTACCCGGCTTGGACCCGTCTGCCCGTCACGGGCGCTCCTGGGGCCGGATTACAGCCGATCCTGACCTTTCCGACCGCTGTGGCGACTGACCCCGTAGCTGGTTCGGGCGGGCACCTGTGGGTCTACCCGCACCTGGCGAACCCTGCACTCTTCCAAGCGGACGATCTTATTACAGGTGCGACTCCCGTAACCCGTTCGTCTGTCACAGGCCAGGTGTTCACCTACGGCAACCGGATCATCTGCCTGGTCGGGCAGAACTACACATGGCCTGCCGGTACTGGCATCAACACTAATGAGAACTTCAACTATACTGACCCACCCGAGACAACAGGGTTTGGTAACCAGGACACGATATTCGCTATAGAGAGTCCGTGGGGGTATGGCGCATACGGGACCATCTCAGTCGGTGAGGCATTCTTCGTAAAGAAGCATGGTGGTGGTGTCATCCTCAACGGTGACATAAATGTACCCTCGTCAATAATTCGTATGCCTGGCGTGCAGCCAACGGGAGACTTCGTAGGACAAGCCTGTGCCACGAACATCGGTCTCGTGTACTGCTCTCAGAATATGGGGGCATGGGTTTGGAATGGCAACAACACGGCACAGAAGATTAGCCGCAACATCAGCGACTCGTTCTTCGACCTAGAGACGGGTAACCTCGCATCCAACAACTACGGCTATAACGTATACCAATGGCAGAAGTGGATCATGTTCTCTAACAACGTGTGCTATGACACAGATACCTCGTCGTGGTGGCAACTCTTCCCCAAGCAAGGAACAAACGTTACTGGACTTCCCAATGGTAGAAATATCTGGTGGTACTGCGTCACGCAGAACAACAACCAGATCGGGGTGTCGCCTTTGCTTGTCACGAGTAATGCCGACCCGTGGCTGTCCATTTTCGATAACACGGTGCCGTCTCCGTCGTACCAATGGCAGTCACTTCCCATAAATGTAGAGCAGCACACCGATAGAGTTCTCGACGTGCGACAGGTTGTGATTCGGGCCTCTGACCCGACGGTTACAGGGAGTACGGGTGGTGCGACAGTCAAGGTGACTATCGACGCTTTCACAGCGACGTCTACTAAGACCATAACGAACGAGCCGACTACAATCCGGTTCAATGTCGGTACAGGTGCATCAGGTATTCAGGACCTCGACCTGACACTCTTCTGCAATAACTCGGTAGCTAACGGTGCAGCACCGATCATCCATTCTATAGATATCGGGTATCAGGTGCGTGCTGGTGTGGTGGTGAATGACTGATGAGTCTTACTAATCCTGCTGCATCAAGCAACCTTTTTATTCCGAGGAAGAACACACCTACAGCCGGTGAACATCAGCCTGACTATGAGACTGATATGCGGGCAATCGAGATGTGGGCTAATCGGCAGAAACCAGGCGACACCGTTGGTGGATTCCAAATAAGTATTGGTGGGATAGGAACAGGACAAGTCGCAGCTTGGGGTGCAGGAAACGTTGGGTTTACTGGAACAACAACACCACAAACGACTTTTACGATTGCTGGTGGGACACCCGGATATCCACCCAGTATGACTGTCAGTGGAACTACTGTTCTCGCTGTCCTTGGTAGTGGTGGATTCTTATATTGCCCTGCGGCTGGTACGCAAATTATTTTCGGTAATGTCATATTCGATGCTCCTCAATTCACTGGGCCGAGTCCCACGGTAGGAGCAATTGTCTATTTGAGTGTTGTTGAAGCGAATGGTGTAACGCCTGCGGTCAATGCTCTACATGTTGCAAGCAGGCAGATAAATATAGCGAGCGGCGGAAACCACCTTCTTCTAGCAGCCGACTATAGCGTAGCGACTATCGTGGGGGCCGATCTAACGTTCACGGGTGGGGTTACTAGGACAACAGCAGGTAACTATCCACTCATTGCCGCTTGGAGTTTATCGGTTATTTGGGATACAGCAAACACCTATACGTCAGGATAATTAATGGCTGTCACTCTTACCATCGCACAATCACAAGTCCGAGAACTTCTAGACGAGCCATCTCCTCAGTTCTGGTCGAATCCCAACCTCACCGACTGGATCAACGAGGGCTGTGCCGACATAGCCCGCCGTGTCGAGTGGAAGCGCCAGACCGCCAACATCGCTGTGACAGCAGGAACATCCAATTACACAGCACCCGTTGACGTCTACCGCATCTACCGCATCGAGTTTGCCCCTACCGGCTCGCAGAACATCTACACCATCGAGTTCCGTGGCTATATGGAGATGGACCAGATATGGGGCATCAACCAACAGTGGCCTGCCTCGTACCCACTCTACTACACGTTGTGGAAGGTTCCCCCAACCATGACGATCATTCTCTACCCGGTCCCGGCACAGGCTGGACAGTTGAACGTCTACTACTACCAACTAACCACAGCGGCGGTGAACCCTGGCGACAACATTGATTGTCTGACAGGGTGGGAAGATATTGTCTACGACTACGCCGTCTACCGTGCGTTGCGCAAGGATGCTGACCCTCGGTGGCAGGAGTTCAAGAGCACGTACGAGGACAAGCTCACGATGATGATTACGAGTACGAGGACATTCCAGGACCAGGCGGGGACATTCACGACGGGGCAGGCAGCACTGCCCTATTGGTTGGTGAGCGATGGACTCTACTAATCGGGGGGTCATTACCCCCCTGAACCCCCCTCGTCATTGCCGAATAGACGAGAGACTTTTGCATAACAGAACGAGCAGATGTAATACTCTGCATCGGGACGGTCGATTACTCGTGCATTTATATCTAGGTCTTTTCCGCATATCTCGCATTTCAATGTTTTATCCATACAACCATTGTAACACACTTGTCAAGTAGGCAATATTATGGCTAACGGTAATCCAAGTGACCCGACGAGCACAGATATCTTTGGGGGTACGGTACATGACCCGACGTCGGCAGGGTATGACCTATACAAGACTCTTCTGACTGGTGTGGCCCCGCAGCTTGCGGCGGGAGAGAACCAGTATCAGATAGAGCAGAACCAGATGGGGCAGATCAACGCGCAGACGCAGTTGACTGAGCAACAGAACCAGTATCAGGCACAACAGCAGTTAGCAGGGTTAGGGATAGCGAATCAGCAGCTTGGGTTACAGCAGCAGGGGTTACAACAGCAAGGGGCACAGCAACAGGCACAGCAACAGTACGAGCAGCAGCAGTACAACATACAGTCGGGGCAGTACCCCGAACAGTTTGCTGAGGCGGCACTGTCCTACCAGAACGCACTGATGAACATGCAGGGTCAGCAGGCTATCGGGGGTACGCAAAACACTGTCGGCGGCAAGGCGCAGATGGGGATGCTCGGGGCCAACTACGGGTTTCAGTTGCAGGACATAACACGAGCACAGCAGTTGGCCGGTATCGGGCAGCAGGCGGAAGTGTCCGGGTTTCAGTACGGGCAGCAGCAGCTACAGAATGCGTCGGCCAACTTGGGGTTGATAGCCAAGTCGAACAATATGTCCGTCGATCAGGTGTACCAGGCGTTGCAGTTCGGCCAAGAGCAGGCCGGGTTAGGGGCGCAGAGTGACGTGCTCGGGTTGTTGGGGCAGATGAACCAGACTGCCTTGCAGAATATTACGACGGCGGGCACGGCTATAGCGGCTGGCGGTATAGCAGCAGGGAAGAAGTGACATGGCTAAGGGTGCGATACCAAGGGCGTACAGGGGTATAGAGAGTTTCTACAAGGACCTTTGGGGTGAGGGGACTCATATCGGGGGAGCAGCGGAGCGATTCGGCTATGGGTTGGGTGAGGGTGCGGTAAGGGGTGGGGAGGAAGTTGGTGGGGCGGTTAAGGACGTTCTCGGTTCCGGGTCGGTATCTGGTCCGGTAATGGACGTGGTAAAGGCGCTCTATTCGCCTGATGTTGTTAGTCCCAAGGCCAAACTCGGCAAGGGTGCAGAGGCATATGAGAAGAAGATGGGAGGGGAGGAGAAAGCCTTAGAGCAGTACCGCAAGGACCAGGCGGCAGAGCAGGCCAAGACGGTAGCGGGTCCGGCTGGTGCCCCCGACACGAGCGGGGTGTCCGGCTACGGCGCCAAGGGCCTACAAGGCCTCATGGGAGAAATGCAGAAGACCCTGCCTCCCCCGCCTTCTACCCCTGCTCAAGACATATCCTCGCTCATGGCTCCCTACGTCAGTGAGCTAACCAGCCTCTCGGGTGACTACGGCGCGGAAATGAAGTACCTAGCCCCGTATATCACCCCTCAGACCGACTTTGCTGGCCTCACAGCGGCGGCAAACGCTGAGTCCGGGGGTGGAGTGCCGGGGTTCAACCCGAACGCTCCGGGGCAAGCACAGCAGACTCAGGCGCTCCAGAACGTCGTCACGATCGTAGAGGGGCAGCAACCGGGGTTCTCCCGTGAGGATCAGCCTATTCTCGACTACGTGAACTCGCTGACTTCACAGGCGGGGATACAGGCGGCTCTGGGTTATCAGAAGTACCTACAGACCTACGGTGGTCAGGCGCCCAGCACGGCAGGATGGTCTCCACAGGCACAAGCGGCAATGTCTGCTATCGGTACGGGAGGGTCATCGAATTTGCCGTCAATAGCCAATGTCAATGCAGCTAACAATGCGCAGAAGGTTATGACAACTGGTATCGGTGGTACTGGTGGTACAGGGACTTACGGCTAATGCCAGCTAAACTAGAGACCCAATCCTTCACTAGCTCGTGGAACAAAACAGTCAATTGGGCCAAGCAAAACAACATACCCTATTCCGCCTACTACCCCGTCTACCAGATGGACGTGCAGCGGTTAATGACCGGCTACCCCATGTCGGAGTCGGAGCGGATACAAGCAATCGAAGCGGCACACGGACTCAACTATTCCCAGGCCCTTCCGACTGATAACCCCAAATGGACTGACATTAAGGGTAACACGGTTCGCAACGCTCAGGATATATTCACGGGCCTTGAGCCGACCAACCTTGCCGCCAACATCTTTGATACGATCAAGAACACTGTCGTTCACCCTGACGATCTTCTCAAGCCGATAGGTGATCTGTTCACGGGTGATACCGGAGCGGCGGGTCGTGCTCTACTAGCCCACGAGAATCTGGTAACGGCACTGGTGCCCGGTGTCTACGACCTGGCAACGGTGCTCGCTGCCGACCCTCACTTAACTGGTGCGGCGGGTGGCAAGGCTCTTGCCAAGCAACCCATTACTGCCCTACTCGACATTGTGCCGTTCGGTCGAGTCGGTAGTGAAGCACTCGGGCGTACCGCAGCCGGGGCACGGACGGCGGAGCGTATCGACGTGCCGATAGCACAACTCCGCAAGATGGGTATTTGGCGGGTAGGCGGCAAGCTAATCAAGACAGCCCCGGCACCAAGCCTGTTCACCAAGCTCAATCACCCTATAGGGCCGTTGTTCCCTATGACGAAGGACCCCGTAACAGGGATGCAGACTCCTGCTGAGAGTGCGGCTCAATACACAAAGGAAAACCCTTACCGGCCTACACTCGGTGAAACGTGGGACTGGTACAAGAACAAGCACAACTTCAGTTCGGTACAGGCCGACATTCACGAGGAGATACTGGCAGCCGGTAGGGAAGAGTCAAAGACTGTTCCTGATCGGATTGAGCCTGCACTAAGAGCACTAGGCGCTATCCCTAAGGACGAGCTACCGGCATTCACGCAGTTCACTCAGAATGAGTTTCGGCCTCTTGAGGACGTAATGCACGACAACTCTATTCCTGAGAATTGGCGGAATGCCTATGCAGAGATAAAGGCGTTCAATGACCAGGCTCTATCTCTCGACATGCAGGCGGGCAAGACCGAGACCATTCACCAGCCTATTGAATACACCGATGAGAACAGAGAGAAGCAAGTCAAGTTTGTTGACGAGACCTACTACATTGACACCGCTCCCTGGCGAGCAGTAACCAAGGCCCGTGACGATGCCCAAAGGGCACAGGACAAAGCTGACAAGACTGCCGTACCTTTCCAGCGCACCCTAGCCCGTATAGACGAGAACGACTACAACGTTGTCGGACTGTTCGAGCAGCTAGGTACTAACCGCATCGTAATCAATGACGCTATCAAGCGGACTATTCCTCATACTGAAGATGAGGTAGCAGCAGACCGTCTGCGTTCTACTCTTCCTGGCAGTGAACGATGGGACCGTGCCGTATCCGAACAGACACCGTTCTTGCATAACCTTCTCGGTTTATTGCCTAGTGAGAAGCTAACTGGTCGCATGGTGAATGCCATTAACGAACTCTTTGCTGATGGTGGTCTATTAGACCAGATGAAAAAGGCATATGAGGATCAGGATTGGCAAAGGCTTTTCGACGCTACCGGCTCGGCTATGAAGGTCTGGAATCGTCAGAAGTCAGTCTTTGGCAAAGTCCCAAGATCGGGTAGAGCGCAACTCTATCAAATGCGTCAGCTAACCGAAACGCTCCGTAAGTATGCCAGCGAGCGTAAGCGACTCTCTAAGTCACTGGACGACCAGGCACCTAAGTTTGCCAGAGACACCAAGGCGGCACAGAAAGCACACTTGAAGTGGATCGACGCTGCCGTTCACAACCCCACTGACCAGTGGCGCAATGTGATTGTCGATCAGATTCCGGCACGGCTGGCGCAGGAGGAAAAGACCGCCGAGAGCATGGACATTCATAGTGAGTACATGCGGGAGGCCGGGTTCGAGGAGACAAATGCATTCAAGATTCAGTCCAACCCTCGCACCATGCAAGAGCTAATGGGGATAGTAGCAGAGAACACCTTAGGGAATGCCATGCTCCCCGATGTGAACGTCGGTGAGTGGAAGAGAGTTGAAAGGAACCTACAGGAGAACTACGCATCGGTTCGGGCACGGGGCGAGACACCCTTGTACGTTCACATGGTCTCGGACAAGGAGGTACAGTTCGGGGATGCCACTACTAACGTCTACGTACATGGCATTAAGGGACTCGACCCTAGAAAGCCCAGCTTTCTGAAGTCGGCTACATGGGGATTCACCCCGACCATTCACAACTTTGCCCTTGGCCTTCTGCAACGGGCAAAGGACATGGCCGAACACGATGCTACCCAGCAGGTCATAGAGCAATCCCTTGTCCCACAACTCATAGACGGTGTGGCACTGCGCCGCCAGATCGCCTTTTACTACCAGACTGAACTCGGGGACCTTGCAGCAGAGTTAGCTTCAGGCGAGAAGATCGGTGGTGAGGCACTGTTCCGGTTCAACCAAATCCTTCCCCGTATGAACCTAAAGCAATTCGACTCGGGGCTATTCGGTGGGTTCAACCACCCGACCCTGCACGGAGACTACTACATAGACAAGAACGCTGAAGTCGCATTCAACCGCACCATTAACGAGTTTCAGTACCCGGCCAACTCTATAGTAGAACGAGGCACCCGGCTTTTCCGTTCTTCTATTCTCGGACTGTCCCCTCGCTACACGGCACACATTCTATTCGGCGGCACCTTTATGATGCTCGCTCGTGGCAATCTGGGCATGGTTCGATACTTGGGCGATTCCGTCCACTATGCCATACACGGTTCGTTCTCCGAGAAAACCCTAATGCGGTTCCCCGCAGAAATGCGTGGGCTGATGGAGATGCTCGACTCAGGCTCTACAACAGAGGAAGGGTTAGACGTTGTAGCCACCCAACTATTCCATTACCGCACAGGTAATTGGATGGGTCGTCATGCCATCATCCCTGAATGGTTAGCTCGTCATGGCCTAGAGGACAATACCAAGAACAGGATCAAGGCGGCAGCATCGGCCAACATGACATTCACTCGTGCGATCCGCCGTGGACAAGAAGCAATGGTCTATCTCGACGGTGCCTCTCGTGCTCTTAGGGGTAACAAGCACTTCTACGAGGAGAAGTACGTCTACCGTGAGCCGGTCCAACCCGACAGCATGGTGGACGCACAAGGCAGGCCGGTCTATCACCCCGTTACCAAACGCCAGATAGCCGACAAGGTACGGTCAGAAGTCCCGATGACCCCGCAGCAAGCCCATGTCGAAGGCATGAAGCGGGTAGCAGAAGTGTTCGGCAACCTCCGACACATGACCCCCCTAGAGCGTGGAGTGTTCGTAAAGATATTCCCCTTCTACGGGTGGACCAAGCATGTACTCACCTACGTAATGACCTACCCATTCGACCACCCCTGGCGAGCAATGATCCTCGGTAACCTCGCCCTCATGCACTCCGAGTCCCAAGCCTCCGGTCTACCTCTCCGACTCGAACTTCTAACCATGCTCGGTAAGCCCGACCAGTTTGGCAACGTCACAGCCATAGACACAAAGTCAATGGACCCCTTCCGTGACACAGCCAACTATGCAACCCTTACCGGACTGTTCGAGTCGCTCAACCCAGCCATAACCGGGTTCGGTGCCTTGGTCGATCCACAGTTCTCGTTTGCCGGTCAGAATATGTACCCACAGATAACGTTCAACTCTCTCTACGGAGTCAAGACGGCGGGTGCAGGTGGCAACATTTGGAATGCGGCAGAGCAGTACATACCCCAGCTTCAAGCGGCAGACGCGGCATTCAACCTCTCGGGTCAATACGCTTACCTCAAGCAATCTAACCCAGCAGCCTTCCAGAAGAAGATATTTGAGTCCCTGGGTCTACCGTTCACTCCACAGCAGATAAACGTCCGGCAATTGGCAGCACAAGGGCAGATAGACCGTTACCAGCAAGCTCATGCCGCTGCACTCAAGGCAGCCCAAACCGGAGACACTTCTGGCCTAGCTGGCTACACGGCAGTACCGGACCCACTCAATACCATGTATGAAGTCACCCCGGCCTACATAGACGCCATGAGCAAGCAATCGGAACAGAAATATGGGTTGCCCTGGTATGCCACGGCTCAAGCCCCGCCCAACCCCCCTCTGTAATCCCTTCTAAGCCCCGCAAAGAATTTCCGGGTCATATCCCCCCCGGAATTTGTTCCTCCCCGTACAGCCCTGTTCAGGGCTGTCTCGAACGTGACAGTCCCGCAAACAAGCGGTTGCGCTCTCCGTTCGTACACACTAAGCTCTGCATTCTTCCTGGTCAGACCATATTTCGGGAGGAGTCTGCATGGCAAACGAGCGTGTAATCATTACTAAGCTCATGCTCAAGTTACAGCAGGTTGAGCAACCCAATTATATGATTGCCGCAGTTGCTCATATCCACCCTACGACTCTCTCGCAATACGCTCGTGGTCTGAAACCTATATCAGCGAAACACCTAGTTGCGCTGTGTGCCCTTTTTGAGTGTCAGCCCGATGAACTACTCGGGGAAACGTTAGTGGAGGTTACCGGATGATTCATAAATGCGATGTGCCACAACCGCCACTTGGGCACCTGATTCGCTGGAAGTGTATTTGTGGGCAATCCTGGGTTCGAGTGGCAGCCGAGACCAAGAAGCTATTCGTTCCGGAGCAAGGATCATTCCCTGGAATGTAAGACAGTATGACTGTAAACCGTATGACAGTATGACAGTAAAACAGTAAACAGTAAGACAATTAGGGAAAAGCGGATTCTGTCTTACGGTATACGCCCGCTTGCAACTGTTTACCCCCCGTATACCGTATGACAGCCAATTACAATTACTATAAATAGGACGGCTCGTGTGTCCGATCAAGACAGGCCTAACCCTGACTATACATTAGAGAGGCTGTACCAGGGGACCCCAACCAAGCGCCTACGGTTCACTTCCAAAGATATCAAACGGGGTGAGAGCGAGCCGGTTACCTTTCGCTGTTATACCGCCAACTTAGCTCGGGCCGAGAAGATAGTCCAGTCTCGGATGGACCCCCTCTTAGAAACCAAGTCCGACATTCTACAAGATGCTCTCCACTTATGGTTAGAGAAGTGGGACGAGGATTACGGGGACGGTGCCGATGGTGAACTCAGTTACGAGTTCAGGCTCAAAGAGATAGAGCGCCGGATTATCTATCAAGAGTCGTTCGTCGGCACTGTCGAGAATATCTTTGACTCGCTCAAGAAGTACCGAGACGTTAACGGATTCAAAGAGTATCTAGTGTCTATGGTGGAGGCAAGACTTAATTTTGTAGGGAGTGGGGTTCCGCCAGAGATACTAGAACGTATGGACAACTTGATTGAGGACACTCGGCGGCTGTTGAAGGAAGCGGAGTGAATGCCGCTCGAACTCCCCTACTGGTGCGATGAAATCAGACCCTACCAAGTCCAGGCCTTACAAGACATTCTCTCTGTTTACGAGTCCGGCTCTACCGTGGCAGTGCTGGACGCCCCTACAGGATCGGGTAAGACACTTATTGGCGAACTTGTTAGACAGTCGCTCGGCGTTAGAACTCTCTATCTTTGCACTTCCATATCGCTACAGGAGCAATTTATAAAGGACTTTCCCCATGCCGCCCTCGTCAAAGGACGATCCAACTACCCCACTGCCGACTCGCCTACTCGCTATCCTGAACTCTCCGCAGCGGACTGTACCAAAGAACGATCTTACGTTCCCACTTGCCCGCAGTGTGATCCAGACACAGCAGAAGCATTCGAGATGCACTGCCGATGGTGCCACCCAATTACGGACTGTCCTTACGAATGTGCAAAGGCAACGGCAATCCGCTCGGACCTCGTATGCACTAACACAGCTTATTTCTTACACGAGGCTAACTACGTCGGGGCACTTCCATTAGCACGGCAACTGATAATAGTAGATGAGGCCGATCTGCTCGAAGATAACCTACTCTCGTTCGTAGAAGTCTCCATTACTCAACGTAAAGCAAAGGAACTAGGCATATCGACACCTACACGCAAGACAGTTGAATCGGCATGGGTCGAGTGGGCCGACGAGACCTACGAACACTTGAAGAAGGTGAAAGCGAATGGAAAGTATCGTGGTACCAGCATTTCAGCTATACGACAAAGGCAGTCTTTGGAACTTTTGCTCAGCAATGTTTCACGGCTTACCGATGACAACACTGGACTTGCAAATGGAGGGTGGGTCTATACAGGTTACGATCAAGGCACAATTACCTTTAGACCAATCTCAGTGGAACAGTATGCTAACCGATTACTTTGGGACCACTCCCCCAAGTGGCTCTTAATGTCGGCCACAACAATCTCATTCCCTGTCCTCATGTCCTCACTCGGACTGTAAGACAGTATGACAACTAAATCTCTCTTGACTCACTCGTGGTCCGGGATTAACGTCCCATCGACTTTCGACCCAGCCCGCCGCCCTATCTACATTCACCCGATAGTGGCTATGTCGAGAAGGAACGAGGAAAGTGCCCGACCTCTCATTGCATCCGCTGTTGCAAAGGTGGCAGAGAAGCACCTGGCAGACCGGATGCTCATTCACACGGTTTCCTATTCGCTCAATACGTTTGTGGAAGATGCCCTTAGGCAGACTGACCAACTCTTTCGTATTGTCACTTACCATTCAGCCGCCGAGAAGCAAAGGGCTATTGACACTTACCGCAGCACTGATGGAGCGATTCTTCTCGCCCCCTCCCTTGACCGAGGGATCGACTTACCGGAGGACGATTGCCGGGTCATTGTTATATGTAAGGTTCCTTTCCCGTCGCTCGGAGACAAGCAAGTCTCGGCACGCACGTATTCAAAGGGGGGACAACAGTGGTATGCAGTTCGCACTGTTCGATCCCTTGTCCAGATGACCGGGCGGGGTATGCGCTCTGCCGACGACTACTGCGAGAGCTACATACTCGACAAGGCTTTCGTAGAGAACATATGGAGACGGCACCGTAATCTTATTCCTAAGTGGTGGGCCGATGCTCTGGTCTGGGACCGTGGAATACTCTAAAGCAACAAAGAAAGAGGCGGGCTATACCAAAGCCCTAATACCAGGGCAAAACTGTGA